GAGTTGTGAATTTATATCCTACTACGTTAGAACATAACAAAATAGTTACATCTAATAAAATAAAATTTTCAGAAATTTTTGATATAATAAAATTTCAACTATTGTTTCCATCTCATTTAAAACTTACACATATATCTATATTGAGAACTACTATATCTAATAATGCTAAATATGGTAGTACTATATCTAGTAATAAAACTTTATTATAAAATTATATGATAAATTTTACAAAAGAAGAATGTAAAAAAATAATTTCACTTCAAAGTGTATTTAAAAAACATACATCTGATGAATGGTGGGAAAGTGATGAAACAAAATACTTTGCTTGGCATGTAGAACGAACCGATTTAACGGAATGGATTTTTGTAAGATTAATGGAATACATTGAACAACATACAAGTATAAAATTAGTAGAACCAATTAATTTAATTCACTTACAAAATGTTCAAACAGGAAATAAATTTCAACCGCATATAGATAAAAGAAGTGAATATAATATAGGAGTTTGCTTGAATGAAGATTACGGAGGTGGAGAACTTATATGTTACAATCCGATGAAAATTTTACCAAAGATATGTGGTTCTATATATAGTTTTTATGGAAGTGGATTGCATGAAGTTAAAGAAGTAACTTATGGTGAACGATGGTCATTGATTGTGTTTATAGATAAAAAAAATATAAAAAAGAAAATATTTTAATATAATAGTATTAAAGGATGATTGATAAATCAAAATATATATGTACCGCTCCATTCTACTTTACAGAAGTGGAGGATAATAAACAATTTTTGTGCTGTCCATCTTGGCTACCAGTTGATATAAATGATGGTAGTGGTATAGTATCTAGCTTTAATTCTGAAATTTCTGAAAAAATAAGAGATAGTGTAACCGATGGTAGTTACAAATATTGTAATGAAACTTTATGTCCGTATTTAGCAAGTTTAAAAAGTAATAGAGTACCTCTTAAATTTATACCTAATACACGTGAAAATGTTGATACTTTACATAAAACCAAAAAACCTAAAGTAATTAATTTTACATTTGATAGAAGTTGTAATTTTCAATGTCCATCCTGTAGAGTTGAATTGATAAATTATAAAGGTAATGCACGATTAACTGTAGAAAAAAAACTAACTGAAATCAATAACGAAATATCACCGTTTGTTGAAAGATTAGTATTGAGTGGTTCGGCTGACCCATTTTTCTCAAAATCATTTAGACAGTTTCTTATTACATTGGATTCAACCAAATTTAAAAAATTAAAATCAATTCACTTACATACAAATGGGTCACTATGGACTCCCGAAATGTGGGAGAAGATGAGTGGAATACATTGTTATGTTAATACTTGTGAAATTTCAATAGATGCAGCTACAAAAGAAACATACGAAACTAAAACTAGAATTGGTGGTAATTGGAATGTGTTACATGAAAATTTAAGTTTTATAACAAAAATACCAACAATTAAAGAATATATTTTTTCATTTGTGGTGCAAGATACTAATTATAAAGAAATGTATGATTTTTATAAAATGATTAAATCATATATGGATAACAGAGAAAGTAAAGTAAAATGGGATATCAGAACTAATGTAATTTCGGATTGGGGTACATTCAGTGAAGCTGAATTTAAAATTAAAAATGTAGCAAATCCAGAACATCCAGAACATAATTTGTTTTTGTTAGAATTGGATAAAGTTAAAAATATTCCAAATGTATTACATAATTTTCATCATTTATACGAAACTGAAAAAACTTTAATTTAAAAATGGCAACACTTTGGACTTTTGGCGATTCAATGACGTTTGGACACGGATGTGTCCTAAACTATGAGGGGGATGACTATTATAAACAATATAAAAAAAATGATGATGATTTAATTTGGCCTGTTATATTGGCCAATAAATTGGGATATAAATTAAATAATTTGGGTAAATGTGGAGCATCTAATGATTATATATTTGATAAGATAATAAGTAATTATCATTTAATTTCGGAAAACGATATTGTAATTGTTAATAAAACTTTTTCAAATCGATTTGATATACCATCTGAAACTCCAGGTGAATTTTATACTATATGCGGAAACGTAGTCAAATCCGAAACAGGATATAAAACCACAGTTAAAAGTAAAGAAGAATATGAAACCATTGTTAATTTTTCATATTATTTTAGTGGGCATGATGTATATCGTCAACGTCATGAACAAAGATATGATTTTTTAAAATCTATAATAAAATGTTATAAATATTTTGAATTTTATACCCAAACTATTTGGGAAGATTCGAGAGCACAAAATATAAAAGATGCTACCAAAGGTAAAATGGAAGATTATCATTTAAGTTTTTTGGGACATAAACAATTTGCAAATTATGTGTACGCAGGATTGTTTAAAGAAAATGGTAAAAAGATATTATAAGAAACTGTAATTTGTAAAATTCATATTTTTTTATTATATTTACTTCTAAATGTTTTAATTATGATTATATTACCACAGACTCTAATAACTGAAAATAGCTTCAATAAATGGAAGTGTCATAAAATAGAAGTAGAAGATGGAGTAGATTCTTATCACTATTATGTTATACCATTGATAGATATAGATGATGAGGATGCTTTAGAAAATATAGAATATGCTCCCGCATTATTCAGTTCTGAATCTGATGAATTTTTTGATGAAAAAGGAAATACCGTCTACACTCTTCGATTGTTTGATGATGATTTGCCTGAATTAACTACTGAAGAAGAGGTTGAAATTCTATATGAAATTTTAACAAAGAAAAAACTTTTTATCTGATGACTAGGAAAAGTTGAAAATTTTTCGTATGTTTGGGTATTATTAATAGTTAAACTCTTTACTACTCAAGAAAATGAAACAAAAAACAGAACAAGAATTAAAAACAAATTACGAAAAGTTTCTTAAAATCCTAGAAAAGTACTTCACAGGAGAAAGATTAGAAAAACTTCTTCACATGTACTCTGAATCAGAATTAGGTGGTAACCTTATGATATCACCAGCTTCAGGTAATTTAAATTTTCATAATGCATATCCTGGTGGTTATATCGACCACATTTTTAATGTTTGTAAGAATGCAATTGCTATGAAAAATGTATTTGTATCACAGGGTGGTGTACCTGATTTTACAGATGAAGAATTAATATTTGTAGCACTACATCATGATTTAGGAAAGTTAGGAACTAAAGAAGAATTGCATTATGAACCTAATGAATCAGAATGGCATGTAAAAAATAAAGGTGAAGTATACACTAGAAATAGTAAGAACTCTTATATGGCAATTACTGACAGAACTTTCTTCTTACTTAACAGGTATGGTATTCAGTATAATGAAAATGAATATTTTGGTATTAAACTTACAGATGGAATGTATGATGAAGATAATGTAAAATATTACAAAACATTTGATTTATCCAAATATCTTAAATCAAATATTCAGTACATAATGCATTGGGCAGACCACATGAGTACTATTATTGAAAGACAAAATTACATTAAATCTAAATAATACAGACAAAGTGTCATACTTTATTTAGAGAACACTGACAATTTGTCATAATAATTTGATTGGTATAAAAATGGATACTATCAGTTTAAATTATTTGAAAACTTAAAATTAAAAATTATGTACATCACAGATTTAAGAAAATTATACGAGTTATTTGATTCTCCAAAATGGAATACTACATCATCAAATTACGCTTCATTTGTAGCGGATTATGATGTATCTCAATTGGAAGATGGTCAGCAACAACTAACTTTAAATGTTTTAGGACATGATGCTAAAAACATTAAATTAGATGTTACAGATGACAAAATTAAAATTAAAGCAAAAAAAGAAGAAGGAAGCTCTCCATTGGTTCATGATATCGATGTTACCTTTACGGTAAGCAAAGATTATGATGGAACTAAAACGAAAGCTAAATTTTCTAATGGGTTACTTATTTTAACAATTGATAAAAAAGAAGAAAGAAAGTCAAAATCAATTCCGATTACAGTTGATTAATTGAAATATTTTTTCTATATTTATGGGTGGTAAGACTAACTTATCACCTTTTTTTATTTAAAAATACTTATTAGTATGATATACGACGAAAAAATAAAAAACTTACTAGAAGCCATTGATGGTAAATTGAGAATTTTACAAAATGGAATTTCAGGTGCACAGAACTTATCACCTTCTGAAGCACATACTACATTAGCAGACGCCCGAGCATTAATAGAACGTGTAGGAGAGTTAGCTAGAATCAATCGATAATATGAATTGGCTAAAAGTATTAGTAGGATTATCTGCTATTATTGTAGCCGGATGTGCGGCTTATTTCTCTGTAACTGGTTTAGGTGTTCTCTTTGCGGGAGCATCTACATCAGTTATAGTAATGGCTTCCTCTTTAGAGTTAGCTAAATTAGTTGCTGCAACATATCTCAAACAAGAATGGGATAACATTAAAGGATTCAACAAATGGTATTTAACTTTATCTGTTGGATTATTAATGTTAATCACTTCCGCAGGTATTTTTGGATACCTTTCAAACGCATTTCAAGCACAATCACTACAATTGCAGCAAGTAGATAGAGAAATTGAGGTTCATCAAACAAAAATTGACCAAAACACCGAGCAAATTACTCAACTTTCTACTCAAATTACCGAATTTAACTCCAATCAAGGTAAAATTATTGATGGAGGTACAGTAAATTCACGTTTATTACGTTCACTTGATGCTAGAGATAAGGAAATTAGTAAAATTAACGATAAAATTTCTAATTTACAAGCAGAAAACGCAATTGAAACAGAAAAAATCAACGAAATTAAGATTGCTAACCTCGATTTAGAGAAAGAAGTAGGTGGATTTCGATTTGTAGCTGAAGCATTCGGTATTGAATTAAAAAATGTAGTAAAATTCTTCATATTTTTGATTGTAATTGTGTTTGACCCTCTCGCAGTTGCTCTAATTATCGCATTTAATGGTTTAATTTCTAACAAAAAACTCCAACAAAAAGAAAAATTAGTTGAAATGATAGAAAATGATGAAAAATTGGGGTTATATGAAATTTATGGTGATAAAACAGAGGATGTAGTTGACGAAACTGCTTCTAACATTGAAAAAATTCAAGAAGAGGAAGAAGAAACTTCAAATTTAAAATGGGAAGAATACATGCATCCAGAATTTCCATGGAATAATCGTAAATTGTGGATAAATAATCCAAAAGCTGTAAATTATTGGTTAAACACCAAAAAAGGAAGTGTTAGGGATTTGGCTAAATTCCGTAACGAAGAAGAAAACATCAAAACTTACTAACCGCTTGTAAATACGAAATATTTTTCTTATATTTAAAGTATGAATATAGGATATGCGTGTATTAATATGTCGATGGGTAACAAGGTTACCACAAATCGTTCAATGGTGAAGAAAACATTCAATGCCAAAGGCTTGGATTACGTTTCGGAGTTGGCGTTAGCAAATGCCAAAGATATTATTAAGATATTAGAATGGAATCGTATCCATAATATCAATTTTTTTCGTTTATCATCCACTATTATTCCGTGGGGTGATGGTTTGGATTTAACCCAACTAAAAGATTACAAAGAAATTAAATCGGAGTTAAAGAAAGCAGGTGATTTTGCCAAATTTCATAATATCCGTATTAATTCTCATCCTGGCCCATTCAATGTGCTCCCTTCACCCAACGAAGAAGTTATTCAGAAAACTTTTGCTGATTTAGAATTACATGGTAAGATATTTGACCTTATGGGGTTATCTAAAACCCATTACAACAATATTAATATCCATTGTAATGGGGTATACGGAGATAAACAATCTGCGATGGATAGATTGATTACAAATTTCAAAAGACTCTCTCCAAGCGTACAAAAACGATTGACATTGGAGAATGATGATAAGGCTTCTATGTATTCCGTAAAAGATTTGATGTATATCTACGAACGAACAGGTATTCCTATTGTATTTGATTACCATCATCACCAATTTTGTACGGGTGGGTTAACCGAAGAAGAAGCTCTTAAACTTGCTGCCACAACTTGGCCAAAAGGTATTATACAAGAAGTTCATTATTCAGAATCAAAAGCATTACATGAAAATAATCCAAAAGAAAAACCACAAGCCCATTCGGTGTATATTAATGCCCTCCCCAATACATACGAGTTGGATGTGGACATTATGGTTGAAGCAAAAGGAAAAGAATTAGCAATATTACCATTTATAAAAACAATGTTATGAAAAAGTACGCACTATACATCGGAAGATGGCAGAATTGGCACAAAGGACATGAATGGTTAATCAATCAACAACTTGAAAAGGGAAAGAATGTTTGGGTGGCAATTAGAGATGTGGATGTAGATGAAAACAACCCCAAAACTGCCCAACAGGTAATGATTGAATTAACAAAAGAACCATTCTTTCAAGAAAATTGGAATCAAATTCATATATCTATTATTCCTGATATTGAATCAGTAAACTATGGTAGAGGTGTAGGATATGATGTAATATATCATGAACCACCAACAGAAATTGCTGAAATAAGTGGTACTAAAATTAGAAAAGGAGAAATATATTCAAATGGTAGTACAACGTAAGAGACATATTGCTAAAACCATCTCATATCGTATTTTAAGTACCCTCATAGGGTTTTTAATAATGTGGTGGATAAGTGGTTCAATTCAGATAGGGGCTGCATTTGGAGTTGTAGAATTAGTGTATAAACCAGTTCAATATTATATTCATGAAAGAATATGGTATAAATTTATAAAATACGGATTAAAAAAATAAATAAAAATATGAAATTAATTACAGACAAAGCATCAAACGGATTACAATCTAACGAATTTAGCGAGTTTTTGTTAACACGCGTTCCCAAAACAGAATTTACTGCTATTGAAGCAAATGAATTAGAAGAAACACTTAAAGCAGGATTACATCAGTATCCAGGTTTAGGTATTTCGGCAACTCAATTAGGTATTAAGAAAAGAGCCTGTTATATTAAATTTGGTGACGAAGAAACTGGTAGAGAACTATTTCTTTTAAATCCAGTTATTACAGAAAGGTCTAAAGAAGGATTTCTTTTTTATGAAGGATGTCTATCTATTCCAAAAACAATTGAAAAACCACTGAAAACTATCAGGTCTTGTAAAATTAAAGTTCAAACTGATAATTTGGGAGAATTAGAATTTGAAATTAATCCAGAAGGAGATAAAGCAGATGAAAGAGTTTCAATGGAAACAATGATGACAGTTATTGTACAACATGAAATTGACCATTTAGATGGGATAACTATTAAAGATAGAATTTATTCTACAACTATCACAAAGAAAAACAATTATGGTAGAAATGACAAAATTGTAATGAAATCACCAACAGGTGAATTAGTTGAGGTTAAATACAAAAAAGCAAATGATTATTTTTTAAAAGGATACGAAATAGTTTAATATGGAAATTTTATTAGGAATAATAATTGTACTATTCTTAACTGCATTATATATAGTTAGGAATCTTTTAACAAAATTAGAAAAATACGAAGAGTTTATAGAAAGAGAAACTCAAAGAAACCAAGCATTACTGGAGGCATTAAGAGAAATAGATTCTCGTGAAATGTTTGAGAAGGATGATGAAGTAGGTTCTATATTTTATCAAATAAAAGAAACTATCGAAAGATTCAAACAATTCAATTAAAATGCCAAGAAAAGCAAAAAGCAAACAATACTTCACAAAAGATACTGAAGATGCAATTATAGAATACAACCTATCGGATAATCAACGTATTAAAGATTTATTATATAGGGATAGAATTAAGCCTGCATTTGATAAACTAGCAGAAATAGTTTACAACAAATGGAAGTTTTCATATTTTGATGATGACCCACAAGATGTGATGTGTGAAGTTGTTGCTTTTATGATTGAAAAAATTCACATGTATAAAAATGGAAAAGGTAAAGCCTTTTCTTATTTCACAATTGTTGCGAGAAACTATTTGATTTTAAATAACAACGCAAATTATAAAAGATATAAAGATACGGATATAATGTCTGCAATGCCAGACCATTGGGATACTGAAAACAATTTTACAGAAGAAGTCCGTAATGATGACCATAGAACTTTTAATGTAGTAATGTTGAATTATTGGGATAAACATTTAGAAAATTTCTTTCCTAAAAAACGAGATTTACAAATAGCAGATTCAGTTTTAGAATTATTTAGAAGAGCAGAATACATAGAAAATTTCAATAAAAAATCTCTTTATCTACTTATTAGAGAGATGACTGGTCACCCAACTCATTATATTACTAAAGTTGTTAATAAGATGAGAGAAAGACAAATGGAACTATATAATGAGTTCGAAAGAGATGGTGACATAAAAATTTAATATTATGATTCAATTAGGAATATCCGCATTTTATCACGATTCAGCAGCTGCATTGCTTATAGATGGTAAGGTAATATTTGCAATAGAAGAAGAGAAGTTGTCAGGCATAAAGCATGACAACTCTTTTCCATTAAAAGCTATAGAAGCATGCTTATCTTACGCGCAAATTACAATAGATAAAGTAGATATCCTTTGTTGGTATGAAGTACCAAATATCAAATATGATAGAGTTAGTAAAACATTAGGAAAAAGATGGATTAAATATTTCAAAACTTGGAATAAGTTTAAAAAAGAATTTAAAGCAACAGAGGGAAATTTAAAAAAATATATAAAAGATGCTATTGGGTATGATGGTGTAATTACATTTACAAAACATCATTTATCTCATTTAGCGTTATCTTTTTACACATCACCGTTTGATGAAGCTATTGGAATTTCAATTGATGGTGTTGGTGAATGGGATACTATCTCAATTGCGGAATGTAATTCAAATGGTATTATTGAAATTAAAAACGTAAAATTCCCAAATTCATTGGGGTTAGTGTATTCAACTATAACTTCATATTTAGGATTTAAACCAAATAGTGGTGAGTATAAAGTAATGGGATTGGCTCCATACGGAGATTCTTCAAAATATAACGAATTATTTGATACATTAGCATCGTTGGATACGGTTAATTTAGTTAATATAAATCAGAAGTATTTTACATGGGAATATTCTAATACGGATATGTTTACATTGGATTTGGTTAAACTGATAGGATTTAAACCACGTGAACCTGAATCCAAATTAGAACAACACCACATGGATTTAGCAGCTTCTTTACAGAGATGGTATGAGAGGTGTTTATATTACATCATTAATAATTCATCTAGTTATTCTGGTAATTCAAATTTAGTGTTAGGTGGAGGATGTGCATATAATGGAACTGCTAATGGCAAAATCAAAAAACATTGTGGTATTAAGAATGTATGGATTCCCTACGCACCATCTGATGCAGGTTCTGCAATTGGAGCCTGTTTATATGTATGGCATGATGTAATTGGAAACAACAAAATAAAAGGTGGTGATAATCAATCTCCATATTTAGGACCCGAATTTAGTAAAGAATATGTATTAGATATTATAGATAGGATAGGAGATATATCTTTTAAATACTATAAAAATACCGATACATTATTAAGTAAAACTGCCGAATTAATTAAGGAAGGTAATATTATAGGTTGGTTTCAAGGTAGAACTGAATTTGGTGCAAGAGCATTGGGTAATCGTTCTATATTAGCTAATCCACATTTACCAGATGTAAGAGATAGAATTAATAAGGTTGTCAAAAAGAGAGAAATGTTTAGACCATTTGCTCCATCGGTAACTCACGAAGATTATCAACAGTATTTTAAATCAGAAGAGGATGTTCCATATATGAATCAAGTAGTTCAGGTTATTTCAGAAACTCCAATTCCATCAGTAACTCATGTCGATAATAGTGCAAGAATCCAAACAGTAACCAATGAACAAAATCCTTTATATTATAGTTTATTAAAAGAATTTGAAAAAGTAAGTGGAACACCTATACTATTGAATACATCTTTTAATTTAAGAGGACAAACAATGGTTAATGACCCATACATTGCGGTTACTACATTTAAAAATTGTGATATGGATTATTTAGTTATTGGAAATTATATAGTAAGTAA